GATTGAGCAATATCTGGTTCGTACTCGTCACTTGCTCTTGTTAATGTTTGTACTATTTTTGCCATTATCGTCTTCCTCCAGCTTGTATATCTAACCTAAAAGTACCAAGTTTCCAACTAGTATCAACAGCGGTGTTTGATATAGTAAGAGCAATAGCTCTACCTCTAGCTCTTGTGTCTACTTTTGTAGTAGTTGGTGTTAAAGTAAAAGGTCCTAGTGGTGAGCTTGCAGCAGTGTCATTTGGATAATCTCTAACTTCTAATTGTGCAAATACATTATTTTGTTGTGCAATAAAATCAGGAACAATTCTACTAATTCTCATAATATTTTCTCCATCACCTCTAAGGTCAGCCATGTTAGTAGCAGCGCCTTTAACAATTTTTTGTGTAATATCATAATCACCAGATGTAATGTTAGCAGGTATGGCCACAGCCGTGGTCCCTGCTTCTTGTTGATTAACTCCTGTTTCGTGTTCAAAATAAATTGTTACACCTTCAGTGTTTCCTTGTACATCAAACGATGCATCATCCCCTGCATTGTATTTAGTTGCGTGTGGTAAACCAAACACTGCTGAGTCTTGCCAAGTACTTCTTGGAAACAATGCACTTGCATTTGTAAACCAGATGGGTCTTTTTGCTGTTGAGTCTAAGTAACTATAAGTAACCGCTCTATTAACTACATTAGATGTAGATGTTGGATAGAACCAAGTAATTTCACCAAACAAGTTATTAATACCACAGTACACTAATTGATTAGATGTTGTGTTAAGATCATCATAAACATAATCTTCAACCAAGCAATCCATGGATTCTAGTTTACCAGCAAATCTAAAAAAACCATTGTCAGACATCCAATACGCAGCACCATCAACTTCAACGGCTGCATTCATACCTATTAAACCACAGTTAGTTCCAACTTGTTCGTAAGCAAAAGTAAACGGAGTTCCAACAAATTTCATAGTAAACAAAGAGGTGTCGGACCAAATGTATATTGCATTTCTACCAAGCTTAGCACCCATGATCCGTGATCCGGAGGCCAGTCTTTGTGTACCGGCACTATTGATTGCTGTTGGTATGTAGTCTTCTATATTTTCTTGAGATGAAAATCTTATAAACATATCGTCTTGACTAGATTTATTACCAATAGTTTTTTCTGTACCAAAAAATACTAAGTGTCTATCCGGAGTTGACACTAACATATCACGTGATGCTGTGGGTGCTCCTGGAATTATAACTGCTCTAATGTCTGTAGCGTTTGTTGCATCGCCGTCCCATTTAAAACATTCACCGTTATGGATTAATGCAATAAGAGTTGTTCCTAAATTGTCCAAGGACCAAAGACCTGGATCAGTTACTGAGTCAGTGTTAGCTGCAGGTGATCCCCAACCTGTGAAAGAAGATGTATTAGTAACTGTTACACTGGTATTATGTGCAGCTCGTGTAGTTCCTCTAACGGCTCTAGTTATACCTGTAAGTTTATTCCCTGTTACTCCTGTGTATGAAATTTCTTCTGCACCTATTTGAATAAAGTTTGTACCAGTGCTTGGAAAACCTGTCGTACTAGTGATAGTAATTTCTGTAGCTGAACCATTATTACCATTAGTATTATCTCCTAGTGCACCACTTAATGTAGTTTTTAATGCTCCTAAAAGATTACCACCCCATAAAGATATACCCCAACCAAAAGCTCCTAACTGTTCGGCCGGTCCTACGTGATAGTATTGAAAAAATTTTACACCTCCAGAAGTAGTAGCACCACTTCCTGTTTCGTTAGAGGGCATTGTAATTGTAATTGTTCTAGCATTAGGTGCGCTAGCAACCATAAATTTTTTACCATCAAAATCTGCAGCACTAAAATTAGAATTAGTAATTGCACTAAAATTACTAAATAAAATAATGTCTCCTTGTACAAAAGTTTGATCTGTAGGAAATGTTATTGTAACTGTTGGTGATCCATTAGTCGTGCTAAATGCATTTGTAATAGATGTTCCTGCTGGATTAACCAAAGGGTGTATGTCATAAAAAACTCCACCTGAATAAATATATAAAATTTTATTAGTACCAATTGCTGCAAATTTTACAGAAGCGGTGCTGACAAAATGATGTAGACCTCTAGCTGCTCCAGTAAGTTTTGACTCACCTAGCTGTTTCCAACCTCCTATTTTTTCCGGAGTACCATATCTAAAACGTACATTTTCACCATCAATCCATTGAGACTCAGCGCCTGTTGATGTGACTTGTTTGTT